ACTTAGCATATAAAAAGTATTATATATAACTATGTGGAAAATACTGTAAATTAGTAAATTTCCTTGACGGAGAGTAGACGCTAGTATATAATAAATACATATTAAATATAATAATTATATAAAAAGTAATACTTTTAATATGCGGAAAGGGGATTTGAGTATGAAAGTTATAGCAATAGCCAACCAAAAGGGTGGTGTAGCAAAGACTACTACTACATATAACCTTGCTACTGCAAAAGCAATAGTTGGTAAAAAGGTACTTATGATAGACCTTGATCCACAGGCGAGTTTGACAATTTGTTGTGGCATGAATCCTGATAATAAAGAATTTGAGAACTATAATATATGCAAATTATTTGATGTGAAAACTAATCCAGCGGAATGTGCCTTTAATGTGGAAAGCACTGGACTAGATAATCTTTTCATTGTACCATCAAATATTGACTTAGCAGTAACAGAAACACATCTTGTTGGAAGAAGATACAGTGAATCTCAATTAAGAAAAGCTGTATTGAAGTTGAAACCTTATTTTGATTATATATTTATTGATTGTCCACCACAGTTAGGAACATTACTTGTGAATGCTCTTGTTGCAGCTGATGAAGTAATTATCCCTGTTAAGACAGAATATCTTGCTTACAGAGGATTAAAAGCCTTAATGGAAACGATCAACGATATTCAGAGTGGTAATGGAGATCAATCTTTGAATCCTGACTTGGTATTAACTGGAATAGTTGCTACAATGTATAAAGCAAAGATTAATGATAACCAGGATGTACTTGCTATGTTGGAGCAGAAAGCCCCGATTTTAGGTGTAGTAAAAGATTCGGCAGACGTAAACAGGGCGATTGTAGATGGAAAACCGGTTGTTTTATCGAATAAAAAAGCACCAACGGCAAAAGAATATATAGAAATTGCCTTTAAACTGTAGTAATACTTATCATATAATAAGTGATACTTAATAAAATATAAGTAATACTAAGTATATAACAAGTATTAAAGAGAGGATATAAAGTTATGGCTACGAAAAGACTTATAGATAAACTTCAGAAAGAAGAGTTGATCGAGGAAGAAAAAAAGGAACAAGAAAAAGAAAATTCCAATGTGAAGAAAACTACTGTTGAGCAGATTGTGTCAAAAGATGGGGCAAAGGATAAACAAATATCTGCTAAAGTGAACATGAAAATATATGACGCATTTACCAAAATTAACAAGCTGCAAGGCATATCAAATAATTCAGCTTTAAATATGTTGATTACAAAATATGTCCGTGAAAATAAGGAAATTTTAGAAGATGAAAACTTTTTCTAAAATCAGTAATAATAATTATATAATAAGTAATACTTTTTATATAAGAAAATTTTTGAAAACTATTGCAATTTCCAGAATTACCGTGTACAATAAATACAAGTATAGGAAAGCTGGGTAGAAACGTATTGCAGTAGTTGGTGTACAACAAGACTAAAGCGGTATGAAGCATTAACCTCATACCGCTTTTATTATTGTTGTACGTCCTATACATAAACATTTTAACTGATCGGTTTTACCAGAACCGATTACCTTATACTAGACGGCATTACCAGTGCAGCCTAGTACCCACAATTTAATATTTGAAAAAATCAACTTAGCACAGTTTCTTTTTTGAAATGAAAATGTGGTAGGGTGTGTTTTGTATACACCTTTTTATAAGATATATTCTAAACTACATAACCTGTCATGTCAAGAATGAACTTGTGTTCGGTGTATTAAATTTACTCTTTTTTAGGACTGAAAGTAATAATTACTATATCAAAAGTAATAATTTTAATATACTTTAGAAAGTTGGACAGGGTTTAAGGGTTACTTCTGGATAAATAAAATCTGGTATCGGCAGCCTAAATAGTAAATTGCCGGGGTTGGAACGCTGCGACTATCAGCGATTCATGACCACAGGGGTTGGAGAGAGCGCAAGACCTCATATGCCTAACCAGACTTCCTATTGGTACGGAAAGTCTGTACATTGGTTAAGTGTAGCGCACACGGGGGCAAAGGATAAGCCTGGACGTACACAGGGTATATCTGAACCACGGCACCTACAGGATTTCTTATAGGATGCGGAAATGGACAAGCATTGGAAACGATGCGTATTGAGGGCGTGGCAGACCAATATTAAAGTCCATGCGGAATCGAAGAAAACCGCACTCATAGTTTGAACTGCTCTACAGGGACACGGATACCTCTGCAAAAAGCGGATTGTTCATCTCAAGGCATATCAGAGTTTCTTTTTCAATGCGATAGGGAAACTCTGTCCTGATACGGAAGCCGTTTCCTTTTCCCCTACGGATTATTCGCCTACGGCGTACCAAAGTCAAGTAAATTGGTTAAATTTGTCAGAGATTCTATGATGGAGACTTAAATTCTGGAAAGAACAGTGATAAGTATAGGAGTTTACCGTTTACAGGTTTGTTCCGTAAATTTCAAGTTGTACATTGGAATAGCGAGAATAGAATTGAAGTTGAATTATCCTTTATGTGAGACTGTAAAAAACAGGTCAAAAATGGATTATATGTGGTTAGGTGAATAAGTTTACCCTGAAGGAGTTTTCGTTGAAAATAGAGGTGCAATTCTCTTAAATAGTTAAGAGTAATACATATCATATAAAAAGTAATACTAAACACAGAAAGGAATAAAACAATATGGGAAAAATTAATAATGTAGTAAAAATGATTGAGTTCTCCAACGAGGATGATCTCTACTCACAGATTGATGATTTAACCAATACGGATTATCAATCGGATGAGCTGGACAAACCGTATGTTGTGACAAGTATCAATTTAATAAGTGAGAAGAAAGCACTGGTGTATCTGCAAGAGGATCTGAACGTCTTGCCGGTACACTTTTTTTATTGTCATAACAACATGGTGGATGAGATTGTCCCATCTGAAGAACCACACAATGAAGAGTTTATGTCCATCCAGGAGATTAATTTAGCCAGGGATTTAGGCTCAATCATCATCGAAGACAAAGAGTATGAGGTTGATGAAGTACACTTTTCTATGAACGCATACGGGACACGTTGCGTAAACTTTTATTTATGTTAAGGAAGGAGAATGCCATGAAACAATATGACGACAATCAATATTATGAACAGGGAGATGCAGAGCTGGGAACCGGCTTTACCAACTATGAAAGACTGCTTCTGGAACTGAATTATAAGAACTATTATCCAAACAAAACGACTGCCGAAATGACCGGCAATAAAGATTATGAAGGGCTGAAGAGTGATAGAATCCGTGTGTATGAGAAAATCCTTAATGAATGCGGTCTTGATCCTGAAGCAAATTATGATAAAAACACGGATCATGCCAAACTGCTCGAAGCTGCATACACAATTTTACATAGCTTGCTTGGCAATATTGATACTTACAGAAAAGTCGAAACTGAATTTGTGACCGCCAGTGCAGCGTTTACTAATCTTCAGAACCGGCTTAAAGAGCTGAGATCAGAGATTGAGCGTGTAAAAGCGGAAATGCACTACCAGGACTCAGACTTTACATTTATGTTTTACACACGATAAGGGGGAATCAGAATGTCAGATTTAATGTATACCCCATTGGAAAATGTTTTTGCAGATACAATGGCAAGAGAGGGTAAGTCCATTACTGCCGTGATTTCCGGCAAGACATTTACTGCTTTCTTCAGAAGGTGTGATGATGGTCAAAGCACAGAGGACAGGATCATGCTCTACTATGGAGTAGATGCACCTGTAGATCAAGGCTCACTCATCCAATATGGAAGAAAAACTTATGTCCTTGTGAATAAAGAGACAGAAGAAAACACCTGTTATTATAAATCCTTTGCCATCGCTTGCAATGGAATTTTGAACACGAATAACAGAACAGTGAAAAATGTTCCTGTATATGGATATGATCTGAAGAGCGGTCTTACATCAGTGAATAATACGATTTCATTTGTTAATGGAAACATGGAATTTGTAACTGAAATCACGGACACTGTAAAGGTATTAGCGATAGATGATACCTTTAATATTTACGGACGTACCTTTAAAGTTGACAATATTTATCAAAAGGACGGATTATTCCATATCATAGCCGAAGTTTATGCTAATGTTAATCCTGATCCAGAACCAGAGCCGGAACCTGAACCAACACCAGATACACCGAAGCAGAGTGTCACAATATCAGGTGGTGATTCTCTACGTTATGGTAGAACAAAGTCATGGACAGTAGCTTTTACTGATTCTACAGGTGCAACTATAGAGAAAACTGATTTTAAATGGAATGTTGTGTCAGAGTATGCGATTACTCAAACAGTAAATGGAACAAAAATCTCACTGAAATATACAGTGGATAGGGCGGTTGATAAAACATTTACGCTGCAAGTGTTAGATTCCGATGGAGATGTATTGGCAGAACAAACGATTACATTTACCATATAATAAAAAGGAGTGGGCGTAATCCCACTCCGGCTTTTTTCATCTTATTCCTCTTTTTTAGCAATTATTTTTTTGGATCATCATTATCATGTGAAAATAGTTTTTCAATCTGTTCAGGACTTAAAGTCTTTATGTAGGCTTGCATAGCACTCATCATTTCATCGACTTTAGCTATTTTATAATCTTCTATTTTTGATTGTAATTCTTCATCAAGAATATCTAAAATGTAAGATTTGGAAGTTTCTTTATCTTCAATAGTATTAAGAGAATTTATCGTATGATTTGGTACAAAGGCTAATTTATAATCGCACATTTCGGCTAATATCATAAGATCACCAATTGAAAATCTGTCTTGTGAGAGCTTGTTACGAAAAGTTCCAACGGATACGCCGGTATATGTAGCTGCTTCTTTTATGGTAACATCTTCCTGTTGCATCATTTTTCGGATGTAAGCTGATATGCTATTTTTCGACAAATTTATGCACTCCTTTCTATAATATATAGCGTCAAGACTAATTATATCAGATACACTAAAATCATGCAATAAATGAAATGTAAATAATTGGAAATAAATATTAGAAATAATTGTAAAAATTATTGACATATAACGAAAATGGTGATAATATCATAACCATAACAACACAACATAAGTAACGGGATAATCTTACATGAAAAAGAAGAAAGGGGAATGTAACGTGAGTAAGACCATACTAATGACTTCGGGCTATAGCTTTGAAGGACGTAGAATCAGTGAATATTTCGGCGTGTACTCTGGCGAATGTGCATTGGGTACAGGATTTCTGAGTTCGCTTGGTGCCGGATTTGCAGATTTTTTCGGAACAAATAGTACCATGTACTCGGACAAACTGAAGCAAGCGAAAGATTATGCCATTGATCAGTTAAGAGATCAAGTCATTGCCATTGGTGGTGATGCAATTATTGGTCTGGACATTGATTATGTGTCATTTTCGGCAGATATTATGGGTGTAATAGCATCTGGAACGGCAGTTAAGCTGGAAAATTTATCCAGTGGAACACAAAAGGATACAGAGAACAAATATGTCATATCCATCTATAATACTATGCCAAACTTCAGACCATCTTTTCTGTATGCAAGTCCAGCGTCATACGGAGAAAGTGTCTTATCACTGGGATTATTCCATCTGAAAGAGTGTACAGTTAAGGCAGTATTAGCGGATGTTGAAATTAGTGACATATTCCAGAGGACAACTGTACTTAAAGATGTAGCTTTTATCGGATTTAAGGCTGAAAATGCAAGGAATCTGATTAGTGATCCTGTGACTTGTGATCTGTCTCCTGACTTAATCAGACTTATTTATGGAATAAAACTGACTATCAAGAGATACATCACAGCGGATGGACTGGTTGTAGTTCCGGAGAGTGAAATCACCTATACATCTGCGGAAGAAGAGAAAACTGATTCAATGAAATTTGGAGAAGAGATTCTGAAAGTGGTGGATTCTCTTGGCAGCGCAAAGGAAATTTATGAACATTTAGTTGCATACAACGAAGCTCATAGAGGTTCGGTTGACACAGAGTTGCTTGACATTGTTAAAAAAGATATGAATTTTGAACGTTTGTATGGAAATCATAAGGATTCAACCATAAAGGCAATTAAAGATTATTTTGCTCAATGTGAAGAAAATGAAATAATATAAGAGAGAAGAGGTGCAACATGGCAGAGTTAGCCAGGAGAATTGATGCGTTAGGACGGATCACGATTCCTAAAGAAATCAGAAAGAGCATGAACCTGTATGAAGGCTGCTTATGTTCGATCAGTGCGACTCAGAACGGTATTCTGATCAAGAATGCAGATGATAACTTGCAGAAAGATTTACAGTTTATCATCGACAAGTACATTTCTGAATCTGGATGGAGTGATGCAGTCCTGAAGCTGATGGAAGTACAGGATGAGATTGAATTTGAGCCGGAAGAAAAAGAAGAAAACTAAGGAGAGGTGTTTTATGAGTGATTTAGTATTATATGGAAATTATTATAAAATGTTTAATGGTAATGGTGGAATCCCAGAGAAGATAACAGTCGTTGAAATCAAGGGAGATTCTGTTACATTCATCAGAGGACATTATACTGAAGCGGATTTTGCAGAAAGAGGAAATACAGTAGATGAAGCTATTTATAATATGTGCCTTCAGAAAAGTAAGTGTAATGAAAAAGATATTTTGCGGACAATCACACCAGGACAGAAACAGCTTCTTGATAAAGAGGACAGAAAAATTAAATCTCTAATTGAGAGTGCGGATAAAGCCTTAGAAGAATTTAAAGATTGATTTTAGCAGTATACAAAAAAGGACAGGTTCTACAATGAGCCTGTCCGTTAATTGCTTGTTTCATATCTGGAAATTTATGGCAAAAAAATAACAGATTTTTCCCAGAAATCTGTTGACAAAAATAATCAGATATGTTACGATACAGAGTGGAACTATATCTTTTACTTATACCACATCTATTCCCAGTAGATGAAGTTCAGATTTGTTCCAATACCAAAATTAGTAACCCGTAAACGAGTACACTTTTAAGTTGTGTCATAAAACTTAACACATATGAGATTATATAACATTTGACTTCATTTGTCAATGGTACATTTTAGCATTTTTCAAGTTTTATTTAATCTTTTGCCGATTCCGGCGAAATTCCCAACTTTTTACAATTGAATATTGGTGTACTTTGCTTTTTAGAAAGAAAAGGTGACATTTTATTAGTAACGTAGAACAACTGAATATTTTAAGGCACTATTTTAATCTGATGTATCCCAGTACATTCAGAGAGAAAGAATACGTGCGCTTAATTGCCTTGCGAAGAGACTTACACGGTCGTGTGGTGTCCACTAAGGTTGAGTTCGTAAAGACGTTTGAGGACTATGCAGCGTTCATCCAGAAGTACCGCTATACTCACGATGTTTACAACCAACTTGCAACCAACAGAGGGAAAGAGAACGGGACTAAGACTACGCAGAGACAGAGGAAAGTTCTCTATCTGGACTTTGATCAGAAAGATTTTCCAGACCTTCACGATGCGTCAGATTTCACTCACTGGATTCATAACAAGCTGCCGAAGCTATATCTTCACGCTTGTGTAGCCAGTGGACATGGATTCCACTTTTATGTCTCTATTAAGCCAACCTGTAAGCTCAATGAAGTATGGGACTTAAATAGGAAACTTGTATCAATTTTAAACGCTGATCCGCAAGCTGCATCACCAACTCAAATATCAAGACCACCTTGTACCTATAATCATAAACAGGCTGATGGAAGTTACGATTATGAGAATCGTGATAACTGGGCGTATGTCAAGATGGTAAATAATTCCTATATGGTTGGGAGCAAGTTTAAGCAATTTGATTTGTCCTATATCCGTAGACAAATGGATTATTTCACGGAAACACAGGAAACTGCCAAAATCTTAGATAAAGTGGACTGGAACTATGAAGCACTGGATGATTACCCATGCTATTTGTGCATCCAAAAGGTCATGAATGAAGGAGCTGACGAGGGACAGCGTAACTTCTGGCATGGAAGAATCGTAAAAATGCTTCAGATGGACGGATACACGAAGTCAAAGATTCATACCTTATGCCAGGAATACAACACAAAATGCAGACCACCAAAGGATAAGAAGGTGATCGAGGAAGATACAGATCGCTTTCTGGATACAGATTATAAGCTCTTAGGATGCTATGAGTCATTTCCTGAAGGTGATAAGCATAGAGCGTGGATTCAGGATCAGTGTGATAAGGCTTACTGCGGAACTTACCATAATGGAGCGAAGCTGTCATTAGGAAAAGCAGATGCAGCGAGAATCAATAAAAAAATATTATTGAACAAGGATTTGAGAACAATGACAGGGAATGAATATCTGATTATTACCTTATTAGATGTGTACAAGGACTCATTTGGACGTAGAGGATTCAGAGTTAGGAACCTGAAAGAGCTTTTGTATTCATCCGTGAAAAAGAAACAATGTATCGCAGATCGACTTCTGAAAACTCTGCTTTTGGAACTAGAAGCAAAAAAATGGATTGAAATGATTCCTGATCCGAAGCAGCCGAAGAAGTTTCAAGAGTGCAGACTGAAACTTGCCAGAAGATTAAAGGAATTTCAACAAGGATACATTGAGTTTTATTTCTCGATAGCTGGTGCATTGATTGATGGAAAAATCACACAAGCTGAGTACATTGTGTTTATTACACTGGTACGAAATCTGTCAAATGGTAAATCCGTAACATATGATCAGTTAGCAGATGATTTGAATATGGATAAGCACAATATCAGGAAATATATCAAAAAGCTACATACGGAAAGATGTTTGATTGTAAAGAAAGAATATTCAGATAAAGGATTTGAGTATAACAAGTATATCTTTGTAAGTCCAGAGTCATTTAAGAATGAGTTTACTAATGATGATATACCAGTTAATACAGATGATGTAGTTATACAGATGAATAATGAACTAGAGATTGAATTATTAGCTTAGAGATAGAGAGTGTGTATCAGAGAGTGTGTATGTGTAGAGATTGGATTGGAATGAGATTTAGAGTGATGGGTGAGAGAGAATATTCTGTGTGAGGTGCCCCCACCCCCCACACTCATTCCCTACGGTCATTCATATTATACATTTGTATACAATAGGGGTAATTTTAAGCAGATTTTGAAAACAGTAAAATCGCTGAATGCCTTGTCATATAAGGGTATTAATGGTGTTGGAAAGAAAAAATAGCATACGAAATCCAGGGGTAATTTTGAACAGATTTTTGATGTGAAAAAATGCTAAATAGTCAATATTTGCAAGGGTTTCAGCGATTTTAATAGTGTGCGTTTTCGTTTTGTAAATAAAGGAGAATTTTTTTGAAAGATACAATTGTAGAATTAAGAGCAGCGATAAAGGATTTGCCAGTAGAAGAGATTCGTGAAAAATTAGGCAGCCTGAAGAAATCAGAACTGATGCGAAGCATTATCATGAATGAGAAAGAGTTCTGTACCTGTAGATATGAGAGATCACAGAGAAATTTTTGGTATGCGGTTGTAAAACCTACGCTGGATAAGTTGGGACTGCTCACGGCTGAAGATGATACAGAAGAAGCACTGACAGGATGGGACAAAGTGTTGTCGAAGTACCTAACTGAACTTGTGAAGCAAGGAAAACTTACATACCGTGACATTATGATTTGTGATGAGAGTAGAAATTATAACGTTCCAGATAGATATAGTTTCAGCCCATATAAAAACATTGTGGTGTGTTGTGAGAAAGATACCATCTTCCAATTCATCCGTGATATTAGTGAACTTTTAGGATGTTCCGCAATATCGTCAAAAGGCTTGTGTGCTTTTGGGGCTATGGAAACACTTTTGAGAAAAATCCGTGATAATTCGGAGAATGAAATAAAAGAGCTGGTATTTCTGATTATGAGTGACTACGATCCGACAGGATATTCAATCGCCAATACATTCAAGGTACAGGCTGAAATTATGGCGAAGCAGTTGGGGATGAATGTGAGAGTTATTGCTAAACGAATTGGAATCGTACCAGATCAGTTATCAGAAGAAGAACTGAAAAATAATATGTACTCTCCCAAGAAAAAAGGTCTGGATTCCTGGATGAAAGAAACAAATGGGATTAATGGTCTGGAAAAAGGTTTAGAGTTGGACGCACTCACACCTGAGAGGATCAGAGAGATTTTTGCAGATGAATTGAAGAAATATATTGACGATGATTCCTATGTTGAAAATTGTAAAAATAACTATTTGTGGAGTGCGATAAGATCAGAGACAGATAAGTATGTGGATGGAATTATCTCAAAAATATACTGGGATTTACGGGACAAGGTAACTGCAATACCACCAGATATGATGCAGCTTGTTAAAGATGGAGAAACACATATACCACTGGATAGTATCTGTTCCATCAACGCTGACATTGAAACTTGTGTAAAGAATTATTTTGAATAAAGGAGAAAATTTAATATGGAAAATACTGGAAAAAAATACAATGATATGCTTATTAGAAACTTTGATGCGTCCTATCTTTACTGGCAGATTAAAGATAATGCACTGATTTCTGAATATCTGGATGCGAAAAAACAGCTAAAGGAGACAGATACGCCGGAGCTGAAACAAAAGGTTGAGTCCTTGCACAATCAGATTTGGAGCTTTAACAAAGATATTACGTTGCCAAAGAAGGATACACGATATTTATACTCTGGAACAATCACAGATAGCCTTATGTCCCGCCATTTACGTGAACTGGTAAAAGATTCCAGTGATGCTATTAGAACGGTATCAGGCGTGGATTATACGGATGTGATCATAAACATTAAGTTTAAGTCAGATGTGTATATCAAGACGGATGAGAATAAAAATATTTATAATAAAGATACAGGACTTGTTGAACAGTTAGATGAGAAAAAGAGTAAGCGTCTGATTACAAAAACGGAGTTAAGGAAGATGGCATATGCCAATGGAGTAACCATTAATGGAATACATTATGTAAACTTCCAGAGAACGTCCAGTAAGGCAAGAACTGGAAATTGTCTCTTCATAGATGAAAAATATTTTGCCGAAATGGAATCATGGCAGACTTTAGGGATTCCATTCAGAGAGAAGTTTGCGAAAGATGAAAAAATTGATATTGTGAGTACCAGAAGCTATGAGAGTTTGACTTCCAGTTCCATCATAGGAACACTTGACATTGATCCAAACTCAATCCTACTGATTGATGAAGCAGATGGAACACATACAATGCCATGTAATGTAGTTACGCTTGATGCAGCGACAAAGAGGTTAAAGGTAACAGAACAAGATTATGAGAAGCATATTGACCTCTGGGATGGACAATCTCTTGCGGATGAATCTATCTTTAACACTGGAAAATATATTGACAGGAACGGGGATGAACATACTTATAAGGATAAAGGATTTTTACTTCTGAGGAATCACTTTTTCAAGAGTGCTATCTTTAACACAAAACTTCAGGAATATTACCATGAGAAGTTTGCCGGTGTGGATGATCCTGTAATTTATGACAGATTTGGGAATGCTTTTGATCCGTATGAAGTAAAGATTGTTACCACGAAAAACAGTGTAAAGATTCTGAAGTTCGCAGATGTAATTGTTGAACACATGGTTTCAGAGGATAAAAAGGACAGATTAAGGGAACTTGAAGCTGATCCACACTTACAGGAGCTTAAAGAGGATTGTACCAGAATCAATAATAGAGCTACGGCAGCGAAGAGAAAGCATACTATCTTATCAAATAAAGGTGCATCTTCAGAAGAAATTGCAGAAGCAAAGCTGGAAGAGCAAAATGCTATTGTAGATCAGGACAATCTTCTTCCTGAACTTGAAAAAGAGATTAAGAAACTGGAAAAGCCTATTAAATTTGAAAAGGAGAGATTGACCTGGGACTGGTACAGAGAGAAGTTGGTTTCGGATAAACAGCTATTTGGAGTCTGCAAGTACGAAAAGACCTCTAAATTTGGCAATCGTCAACAGCTCTGGTATCAGGTGTTGGACACATTGAATTTAACTGAAGAACAGCTCTGGAAAATCGTGGAACCACAGGTACATGAGATTAATCTCATGAAGAAATATCCGGCATTCCTGAAGCATGGTTTGAACACGAAGGCTGGCGATACGGATAACATCGGAACACGCATGATGAAAGAACTTCTTCAGGTTAATGAGGACATTACACGAACAACATGGTACACAAATTACAGGAGAACATTCTTGAACAGTATTTTAGATAAATTGTATCAGGGAAAAATTCAGTTGAATAATTCTGATTTCTGTACGTTGATTGGTAATCCATTTGAGATGTTGAGAGCATCTACAGGAGAAAAAATTGAGACAAGTATCTTATCAGACTTCCAGTGTTACTGTAAAAGATATTCAGATGGTGAAGAGCTGTATGGTTTCAGAAGTCCACATATCAGTATTGGAGAGAATGCGATCCTGAAGAATACATACCGTCCAGAGTGGAAGTGGTTCAACTTTACGGATAGAATCTTAGTTATTAATCTGTTTGGTAAAGGTGCTTTCCTATCCGATATTTGGCAAGGATCTGATCAGGATTCCGATACGGCTTACATTGGCAACAATTCTGTAATCTTAGAAGCGACAAAAGAAACGGTAAATTCCGGAAAATATCTCATTCCCATCAACGGGCTTTCACCTGAAAATGATCCCAAAAACTATACAAATGAAGAGATGGCATCCATTGATGGTAAGTTAGCAAATGACTTTATTGGAAAAATCTGTAACCTTGCAAGAGATTTACAGTGTTTCTACTGGCATCTCTACAATACTGGTACAGAGCAGAACAAGGAAAAGTACCTGTCACAGATTTACAATGATATTTGTATTTTGAGTATTGCTAGTAATATCGCCATTGACAGTGCCAAACGCCGATACAAGGGTGTAAATCTTGCAACAGAAATCAGTGAAATAAGAAAGCGTCCGTATCTACAGGCTGAAGGTGCAGTGCTTAGAGATGATGGAACGCTACTTATCACAGAACAGCGTTATAAGAAAACTGTTGCAGAGTCAACTATCAGTGAATATAAAGAACTTGTGCAGCGCAGAAATGAAGCTACGACTGAAGCAAAAATTCAGGAGCTAACAAAAGAAATTGATAATCTTTTCCTAAAGGATAATCCAGATCAATTTATGGTGCGTCCGCAGTTTACCAAAGGTCTGAAGTCTGTTCCAAAGAAGAAAAAGAAGCGTTTTGTAAATGAAGAAGAAAAAGAGCTGCATCGTCAGAAACAAATTCTTCTGGCACAGGAGCGTAAAGCACTGGAAGAGAAAATCTACATTCCGTTGGAATGTACAATGGACAAGCTAGCGACTGTTATCAAGAATCATCTGGAACGTGCAGAGAGAACAAAGATGATCACATTTGTTGATATTCTGAATCCGATTCCGAAAGGAACGAAAGCGGATTATAACAGAATTGAAGCAATCAAAAAGATTGGCTTAGAGTGGAATGATCGTCTGAATCAGGTTTATGCTAAATATGCTAGTGGTGATATGACCGCTGAAGAAATGTTTGAAATGAAACAAAATCTGATCCAAAATGCTCTGAATGAGATTCGCTATTCTGATGTAAACCAGACCATCGAAAGAAAAATCACGACATGGGACATTCAAAAGTTAATCCGTGATATATTTGATATTCACCCACGCAAGGATAAACACGGAAAACTTGTAAAAGATGAAAATGGAAAACTTGTCCTGGATGATAAACGAGATAAGCGACTTATCGGTGATAAGAAGAAGCACTGTCTAGGTCAAACTTTGTTACAATGGATATATGAGGTTTACCCAAAAGAGTTCCTTGCAGCGATCAAAAGTAATCCAGGAACGGTGACTTATCTGGAAGAAGTTACGGAAAATGAGACAAGTTCCAAAACATCTGTGAAGAGTCTGAAAGACTTGAATCAGCTTTTCACAGGTGATGAAATTCACGAATTATACGGGAAAAAATATCGGATTAAAACAAAAACTGTACAGTAATTATTGAACAATGTATGGGGGTATTTGGTGTGTGCAGTACCCCTTAAAGAAAATTCCCCATGTGCCAAAAATTGACATTGATAATATACAATAATATCATGATAAAAACAGAATGATGATATTTTGACATATTGCAGTATATGGTATATAAAAATAATAATTATATCACTTATAAAATAAAAAGTCAAGTGGTAAATTATAAAAACTGTTTGTTTTGTACAACATAATTTAGAAAGGTGGACGCAATGTCTCAGGAAGAATTAAGAGATAGACTTTTAGCTCTCATTAAGAGTGAGGGAGTCAATCAGAAGTTTATCGCAAAACAAACACGCATTAGTGAGGGATTATTGTCTCGATTCAAGAATAATAAAGCAGAGCTGCATTTACTTGACAGGGAGTCCCTTGATAAATTCCTTCAGTCGAAGGGATATTAATTTTGGTATCAGTATTAAGTGGTAATAGTCTTTTATTAGACAGAAGTCCGCTTGATATTTAGATATATATTTGTAATGGAAGATTATTGAAAAATAGTACGAAATTGCAAAGTTTTCATGTATAAGGCACTATTGGAGACTCCTTTTGAGGCTCATAATGTCTTTAATTTCCGTATTAAATTTATCGTTTAATTTACGAAAACATTTATGTTAAATTCGATTTTTGTTTAACAAAAACAGGTTTTTGGTGGGGTTCCCTGTACCTCCTTTAATTATTTTAAAAAATCCCACCCATTTTATTTATGATTATTATTACTTCAGATGGAAGTTAAATATATTTTTTGTGTAGAAAAAAATAATGGGTTCGTGTGAGCAACGATTTAGGGGCAAAGCATGAAAACAGGAAACGGAGATGTAAAATTATGGAAAACACAAACACAGAAACAACAACAGTAGATACAGAGATCAAAGATGGGGCATCCGCAGCGGATGAAACTACCAGAGAGGATGTAGATACAATTACAATGTCAAAAACTGACTATGATAAAGCGATTCAGTCCGCAGAAGATAAAATCCGTGGTCATTATTCAAAAGAGATCAAAGACCTGAAGGACAAGATCAAGGAGCTGACACCTGTAGAAAAGTCACAGGCTGAGATTGATTTAGAGAATCGTATCGCTGCCCTGGAAGAGTCTGAGAGGATTGTTGCAGCTCAGAAAAAGAGACTGGAATTTCAGGAAAATCTTACCAACAAGGGACTAGATAAATCTCTGGTGGATTTTCTAAAAGACGATACAGATGTAGACGCTTTAGTATCCGTAGTGGATGGGATTGTAAAATCCAGAATGAAATCTACAGGGTATGTACCCTCAGAACATTCTTCAGATGATAAAATTACACCTGAAGAATTTAATAAAATGTCATATTCACAGAAGCTAAATGTAATGCAGAGTCAACCTGAATTATACAAGCGACTGATGGCGAATAGACGATAATATTTTACACGTGTTTTAAGACCTGTCATGTTGATGGGTCTTTTTTATTTTAATTTTTTGAGAAAGCGAGGAATTTAATTATGGCTATTGTAGTTCCAGAATTATTTGCAGATGCGGCGAACGCTGCTATGGATCACCATATGAGAATTGGAAAGGTTGCATTTGATGCGACTCCTTTAGTACCTGATATTACGACTTGTGGTTCAAAAATTCATTTCCCTACGATTGATCGTGTCGCAACAGGTACAACTATGACAAAAGGTGTAGACCTTGTACCGGCAGAACTAAGCATGACCGACAATGAAGCGGAAATTGAAATGGTTGGTTGCGCAGTTCGAGTATATGACAAAGATGCAATTCAGGTCAAAGGTGCAGTTGTTGATTCACTTGCCACACAGATTGGTGAAGCTATGGCAGATGCAGTTGATAAATCTCTGATCGCAGAGATGGATGGAAATGCCGTCTATAAAGTAGCTACCACAAATGCGGACGAAATCGGATTTACAGAAATTGAAGCCGGTTTTGATGTGTTTGGTGATGATGTTGATTTATCCAATTATCAAATTATCATCAATTCCAGACTGAGAAAATCTTTTACACTTATGGATCAGTTTGTAAAAGCAGACTATTCATTTGCCCGTAGTCAAAATGGTGTAGGTGATTCTGATGGTGTTCTAGGTTATTACTTAGGAGCAGTTAAGGTTATTGTGTGTGACAATGATACTTATGATTCTACTAAGAATGAGTGCAAGACTTACATTGTAAAGAATGGCTCTCTGGGAATTATCACACAGAAAGCAGCTTCTACAGAAGAACAGAGAGAGTCCCTGAAGAAAGCAACTGTTATTTCCGCTGATGAGCTTTATGCTACAAAACTGCTTAATGCAAAAGGTGTATGTATTCTGAGAAAGACTATTGCTTAATGAGCAAGAATGGATATAGATTCCTGAATCTATGTTTTTTCATATAACAAGATGGGGTGTGATATTGTGCATCACATATTGCACCCTATTCTTTTAAGGCAATTTTTATTTTGGCAATTATTGGAAAGGATAAAATTCATGTTAAATGCAAGAGATTTAAAAGAATATAGGATCAGACGAGGATTTTCTCAGAGGGATGTTTCAATGTATTGTAACCTTACTTATCGTGCAATCGGTATGATCGAGAATGGCGAGAGAGGTTTATCTGAAGAAAGCTACAGGGAAATCGTCCAGGGCATTAATGCAGCGACTATGGCAAGGACGCAAGGGACGTTTGAAGAGGATAAGAAAAAATTTAATGAGAAAGAAAATGCGTATGAACGGGAGCGAGTGAGAAAAGCGACTGAAAAGAAAGCTACGCAGACTAAGAGAAAAAGCACGAAACCGACTTCCAGTAAAACGGTGAGAGCTGAAAAATAGAAGGAGGACGAAGTGTTGAGATGTATTTTTGATGTAATTGTGGGTACTTACATGGGTATCTGGACACGATTACGAAAATGGAATTTGACAGAAATAAGAGTCTTGTTAAACAGGAGTTGTTGAACAGTCTGCCGGAGTGGTGGACAGAAATAAATCCAGAGGATTACTATTTAGTGCTTACGGATGATGTGGATTCACTCTTTAGCACTAAGCGATTAAACACCCTATTCGGAGTAGATATAGGTGGTTTTTATGATTTTAATAGTGGTCTTTGGCTCAATGAAGAAAAAGTCGACTACGGGTGGAAAACACCTATCTTTGTTGACCTCTCAGTAGGTCAGAATCAATTATGTTTTGATAATCACAGAACATTTCTAAATAACCCATACAGGGTTAATCCAAATAATTTTCACAATGGAAGATTTAATGAAAAATATAATTTCGGTACGTTAGCTTTAGTGTGCGCTTTATATGGCGGTATAGAGCAGATGGACGAAGAACTAAGGACGATGATACTTGCAGTTGATGGTGGTTTCATCGGCTATTACAACAAAGGTGGGAAATATTCTCACATAAATTTATATTGGTTAGAACAGTTAGGACTTACAGAATATCTTTTACCTATTCTGAAGGAACATGATATGCAATATTTCCAGGACTTCTCAGTTGAGCATGGATTATACGATAAAATCACTATTTCAGAGGATGGTTATTTAGACTCACCTACATATGAGGTGCCAGATTGTAAGTTTGAGCTGGTGCAACCAATTAAAAAGGTATTTACGTCTGCCTATGACGCAAGGCAGCGTGTAAAAAATAATGAAAAAATTATAGTCTCTGCCGAGACTTATCAGGATCAGTACGTCCTGAATATCGCAGTATAGCGAAATATAGGAATAAAAAGGAGAAGAATCAATAATGACAAATTTTGACTATAGAACATTCAAGGAAGATTTAAAGAAGAGATTTTACTGGTGCTATTCCACTGGTGAGAAGAAGTATCTCACTGAAAAAGGTTACAAGTATCTTTTCCGTTGTACCCATTTTGAGACGGGAAATTTCTTCTGGGTTTATGATGTTTCAGATGCACTTATGGAAGATGTAAAAATTTGGAAATCACAATACCAGAGAGAGAAAGTGAGTGAAGCAGTGGTTGAATAGCAGTCTCACATCTGAAGAGATTTATGATCTTTACGGTCATGGACTTTCTGAAGAAAAAATTATGTCATTATATACATACGAAGCTGGGGAACTGCCGAGGGAAAAATATAGTGGTAAGGAATATACGGTCACATATGACCCTCTTACTGCATATGCCCTTCGACAGAAGTACCCAGTAATTGTATGGGGAAAAATATACAGAAAGAAGAGAATTTTTGTGTTCCGAAAATCAAGACCTAAAATGTTAGAATTTTGATTTGTTGAACACGTATTATAGAAAAATAAAGGATAAAAATTAACATGGAATATAAGAATTATAATAAACGTCCCAACAAGAAGAACTATATGGGATATGTAACACGATGGAATAAGCGAGGATACGGATTTGTCCGATGCTATGATGATGGAGAGACTTATTATTGTAGCCAAAAGGTTATCAATGGAGAGCCGTATCTGGTACAGGGTTCGATTGTAAATTTCCAGATCGGACACGGAGTTGACAGGGACGGAGAGCCTATGAGTTATGCTTATAATCTTCTGATGGTGGAAGAATGGGAACCCACAGAGAAAAAGCAACGAAAAAAGGGAAAGAAGAGGAATAAATAAAGTGACAGAAAATAGTAAAAAGAACATTATGAATAATTTTATTGCTCCACTTTTTCAAAATTTGGGTACTGGGGCGAACTCCGAAAAAGTATTAAATGATTTTCAAAAGGAAACAGGAAGTAAAGATTATGATATTTTAATGGAGTTTGTATATACTGGTGAACAGTTATTACGATGTATGAAAAACCATGAAGAATTAAATAAAAAAACATATCTATCAATGAATATGGTTGTTCCTCATAGATGGGAGCAAAGATGTAAAATGTATGCTTTGCGTTGTATGATGCGTCAGATTAAACTAGAAAATAGTAAAAAAGAAGAGTTTGATAGATTGTCTAAAAAGTTTGAAAAATTAGTCAAAGAAAATCCAGAGATTTATTCATACTACGAAAAGAAGAATAAAGAATATTTGGATGATATGGTAAGTAATCCAGAACGAAATTTGTTATTGAATACAGATGATTTAACGGACACAAGTATAAAAAGATTGACAGAATTAATTTTGATAACAGATTCCAACATTAAATTTTATCATGGAACTTCCTATAAAAATTATTTGAAAATTCTGGAAGATGGATTTATAAGAGCTACTGATTATTCAGATGCTAAATATCCGAATAGCAAGATTAAAAAATTGTATAATAGTGAAACGGGTTATATTTTTGTGATGGATTCATTAGATGTACCGTTATCTTTTTGTTTTGGTGGATTCCGTAAAAATGCTATTCCTTGGGCTTATAATTCAGGAAATAGAAAAGATATTTCAGATGAAGTAAATGAAGATTATGAGGATGATCTGGATACAATAGGTGTTGTATTTGAAATAGATCCAATAAAATATGAACTATATTTTCGTGTAAAAGAAAGTGAATTTAATATTAAAGGTGACATATCCATTGATGATGTGAATGTATTATTTTTTAGACAGGATAAAAAAACAGGGCATATTATACAGGTATCAGAAGATGATTTGAGAAGGGACGGTATTATTTAATGATTTATTGTATGAGTGATATACATGGAAGAATTGACCTATTTAATAAGATGTTGGATCAAATTAATCTAAAGAAGGGAGATATGCTTTATATCATTGGAGATTGTATTGATCGTGGTGGTGGATTAAAAGTTCTCAGGAAAATTAAAGAATTGTCAGATAAGGGAATGGCGACCTTGTTAATGGGAAATCATGAGATTTATTTTTTATATTATATGCAGTACCATGTTAGTAATAAACGCATAGAAAAAGAAATTGAATTGGCGTATGAATATGAAAAGAAACAAAAAGAATTGAGTAAAATAATACAGAAATATGATAAGGAAAGAACTTTTTCAGGATTATGTATGGGTCTTGTGAATTTATATAAGGAAGCTGATTATGCGGCTAAAGTGCAACAAATAGCTGGAAATATTGAACATTCAATTAAAAATACGGAAATTTGTTCATTAATGGAAGAATGGGAAACATATAAAGATTTAGAAGAATTTTCAGAAGATGAAAGTATGTCTTTAATGGACTTTTTGGATCAAAATAAAAAAAATAAAAGGAAAGAAATTGTTGTAAATGATAAACATTTTTTGTTAGTACATGGTGGATTTACCGAAAATGAAGATGATTGTTTGGACGTTCGAGAGGAATTTTATAACAATCCTGTTGATAAAGAATTACTTCAAAAATTAGGATATAGTTCTGAATGTACGGTTATCTTTGGACATACAACGACAAGAGATATTAATGTCCGTTTGAACCACAAATATATAGCACCACATAAAATTTGGTATGACGAAAGATATGGAGATAAAATTGGAATTGATTGTGCAGCGTCATATCCTAACGGACAGTTAGCTTGTTTACGGCTGGACGATATGAAAGAATTTTATGTAAAAAACGAGGAAAAATTTATTACTCCGATTTCTAAAATTAATTGGTGTTTTGATACAATAAAAGAAAAAACTGGAATGTGAGGATAGAGAAAATGAATAAAAATTTAGAAGAAATTTTTAGGAAAATTATGAGTGCAGTTGATGTAATTAACGAATATGGCAGTTATGTGGATGCTTATGTTAGAGAACTGGATAAAGACAAAAAATCTGGATTAAATAATTTTCTGGAAATTGCAAAAATGGTACAGAAGAAAATGATTACAGAAGAGAACAAGAATCAGTACATGAGAATCCTTGATAAAGCTATCAAAAAATTTACAGAAGAGGATATTATCTTTGAGTTGAAAATTCCTTTACATAATTTGGGTATTGATATTGATAACTTCCTAGATAATCTTACACCTGAGACAGTAAGAGCGTTGATTCAAGAAGGATTCCAGAATATTGATGAAGAAAAAGTAAAGGAATTTGCACAGAAATATCAAGAAGGTAAGATTTATGGCGAATAAGAATGCAAATGGTAGTGGCAAGCCAGTCTGTACGGAAACTTCCATATACCAGACCTTAAAGGCGATGCTTCACACGGATACAAAAGTTTACTATGTGATGTGGAAGTATTGTCCCGAATATCTGAAGGATCATGAAAGTGACCCCATTATGACTTTTGATGATCTAAAGAACAGATACAGAGTTTTCAAGGATACAATTACAGAGAAAACCTGTGAAAAATATATGCTCGAAGAGGGTGTGCAGAATGCGGTACTATGGGTACTGAAGCGGTTACACCAGAAGAAGCAGATAGAGTTATACAATGCTTATTATGAAAAAGCACTGGGCGGTGATGTACAGGCTTTTAAAGCATTTGAGGATTTTTCCGATAAATTCTTTGCAGAAAATAAAGAAAATGGTCTTGTTGCACTTTTGAACAATGTTTCAGAGGAAGATTTAGAGGATAAAGAGGATTATTCCTATACTTACACAGAGTAATAGTAACAAACAGTTTTACGAATATTTATATACCAAAAACAGTGGATTCGGATTCACTGAGCAACAGGACTTAGATATTTTGAAGAAATTATATCCAGAAGCACGGCATATCAAGGTGATATATAGTGTTCCTGGCGAAGCATATTTTGTTTTAACACATTGAGGTTGCGTGAGTCATATCATGCAGCCTTTTTTATTTTTAAATTAAAGAGGTGAAGCACAACAATGACAAGAGAAGAAAAATTAAAAAAGATAGTCGCTGATCCTGTCTTGTGGTGTCGCTACTTTGTTCGTATCGTTGACAAGACAGGTAAAAAAGTTAGATTTGAGCCGACATTTACCCAAAAATTACTAGCAAAAAATTTTGGAAAATTTAACATAGTGGCAAAATCAAGGCAGTTGGGGATCACAAGTTGGGCGATAGCCTACTCATTATACTTAGCTCACACAAGACCTGACACAGTGTGTATGTTGATGAGCTATTCTCTGGATACTGTCGATATTGTATTTAAAAAACTGAAAGCTATGTATGATGATCTTGATCCATCCGTAAAAATTAAAGATGTAGCAAATAATAGGAAAGAGCTTATTCTGGAAAATAGAAGCCGTATTGTATGTTGCGTATGTGGCAGTAAGGATGCCGCCAGAGGTTCCACGCTGAAATATGTTCATTTAACTGAAGTCGCTTTCATGGACGATGAAAAACTGAAAAATCAGTTAGTCGCTATCGAAGCTGCATTAAGACCAGACGGACAAATTGTTTTGGAGTCAACTTCTTCCGGCATGAATATGTGGTATTTACTATGGCAGAAAGCAGTACACCATGAGTCTCAGTATATCCCTTTCTTTTTCAGTTGGTTGGATGATACTAGACAATTCATTCAGGAATATGAAGAAAATACAGAAATTTACAGAAATCGACACGGTAAGTATCTGGACATGGAAGAGCTGGATGAAGAGGAAATGTCCCTTTATTACAGGATGGGTGGAGATACTAACCCACTTGCAATGAAAAAGCTCATGTGGCGTAGGATGAAAATTGCAAATATTGGTATTGAGAAGTTCCGGCAAGAATACCCTACGACAGCTTCAGAGAGTTTTCTGGTAAGCGGAAACAATGTATTTTCTCTGGAAAAGATTCAAGCCAGAACGAATAACATCTACGATAGCAAGCCATTATCACAGAAAAATATAAAGAATTTGTCGCCACTGATGAAGAAGTGGAAAAAAGACTGGGATATGTGGCGTGAGCCTAAACCAAAAGAACGCTTTTATGCCGGTGTAGATACAGGTGAGGGAATCGGTTCAGATAATAGTGTGATAGAGATTGTTGATCAGAATGGTATTCAAGTGTTTGAATTTGCATCAAACAAAATTAAGCCCTATGAGTTCGCTGATTTGGTCAGAGAAGTTGGAAATTATTACGGGACTGCCCTTCTGGTTGTCGAAAAGCTCTCAGCCGGACATACAGTCGTGGACAAGCTCTACGATGGATCACACAGATATATCCGATTATACAAGTATAAAGAATATGATGCAAAAGGAAAGGCAAGAAAGAAGCCAGGATTCCAGACCTCATCTAAGAGTAGACCTATTATCATTAACAGATTTGTGGAGATGTTCGAGACTGGACAGATTCTATTAAATAGTAAGAAATTACTTGATGAAATGAAGGCATTCCAATTGGACGATACCGGCAAACAACAGGCGGTAAAAGGTGCAAAGGATGATAGAGTTATGGCTTTTGCTATGGCTCTGGAAGGACTGGTAAACGGCATCTGGTATATTTAATGAACATTATTTATGATAAATACAAAATTGAAAGGAACTTAAATGGAATATAAAGATTATAAACAGATACTTGATGAAGCTATGATAAGTTATGTAAATCACGGTGGGAGTACATACAATATGAATTGTGTTTTGAAGGAGTATATTTTTTCCTACGACAATGAGTCTATGGCAGACGATCACAAGAAACACTTATCAGATAAAGCGGTACAAGCTATCTTAAAGAAAGAAACGCTGCCTAAGGGCATTAGATTAGAAAAGTGCATATGGCACAGGAAGGATTGATATATGAGAAATCCGATAGAAGCAATTAAGAATTTTTTTAGTAAAGGAGCAACTATGAACACAGAAAAAGTAGACTGGTTTAGAGATGAGATAAAAAAGACACGCTACAGGGATAGGATTAGTCGAGTTGAGGATATTGACGATTATCTGAGAAGGAATCACAAGGTTTTACAGATTCCCTCTTTCCAGTACAAAGAACACACATTTGAGCCTACCAGATTAGTTCTTCAGACGTTGCGGAGTATCATTAAATTTCATTCAAGCTATATTTGTGGTTCACCTGTCTCTATTACAGGCGATAAGGAGTTCGTATCTTTATTGAACACCATTTATAAAAGAGGTGGGTACACAAAAACAGACTTAGAAATTGCAAAAGACTTGATTACATATGGCGACACATTTGAGTATGTGTATCTGGATGGAGATAAGATTAAGTCAAAGCTCATCAGAAATAAAGACTCTTATCCCCTGTACGATTCTTTTGGAAATTATACCCATTTTGTAGAATACTGGAAGGATGAAGATAGTCGAGCAGACCATTATGTTGTTTACTATCCAGAGAAAGTGGAAATTTATGAGAATAGTACACTGATTGACACTAAGCCAAACCTTACAGGACTTCCCATCTGGTACAGTGCTATGGATAAGGCAAAGTATGACAAGTTTGGTGATCCGTTCCCTCTTGATCTTATGGGAATCATGGATACAATTGAGTCATTATTATCAAAGCTGGATACGGCAGTGCTTACACTATCGTTATCCCCTATTGGTATAATCTCAGGTCAAAGATTTGACAGTAGCATACCACGGGACATGGTTGGTGCAGTTCTCAACATTGAAGAAAGTGGAAGTTTTAGTTGGGCGAATGCTCAGATGGATAAAGAGTCAATTAAACTGGAACTGGATTATGTGATTCAACAGTTTTATGCTATTGCTTGCGTACCCTCAAGCATTATGGGACAGAGTAATGTTGCGAATGTTTCGGAAACATCTATCACCATGCTCTACCAACAATGCGATAATTTTGCAAGACAATATATTGCGTCAATGAAAGAAGGTTTTGAGAAACGACTTGAATATATCCGAAAACTGATGGAATATAACGGACAGACTGTATCTGATGAAGTATTCGATAGTGTAAACTTCTCCTTTAATGTTGCACGACCTGTAGATAATGCAGCCGATATGGAGAATATGCAGATTCAGTATAATTGTGGTGCTATTTCTAAGCAGACCATTATTGACAGATCACCTTATACTACGGATACCGCACTGGAATTGAAGCGTATCGAGGATGAATCAAAGGTTAATGGTGATTCTGAAGAAGAGACAGATGATCCACTAAAAGTTGTTACAAGTACCAAAACTGAAGAAGTAATAATTGACGATAAGGCAGATTAACCCCTTATTCATTTTGTGGAGTAACGAAACGTTACCCCATATTTTTTTGAGAAAACATAGAAAGTGAGGATCAGAAAATTATGTATCCATGTTATCAATTAATTCAGATAGTAGAGCTGCCGGAAAACGGCGGTAATAAGTATGCAGTAAGATTCCTGGCACAGATGGAGTATTTTGATTATGATTTCATGTGCAAGAATGCCCTGAAGGAATTTCTGTTTACAAATAAATACGACAGCGGAGAATATCTCATTATCCGTGATAATGAAGAGTATGGTGATATTTATGTAACCGAAGCAGTTTGTATCTATCGGTGCAAGGAAAAAGGAAGTTATGTTGATTTCAAGATCGCCGGTGAAGAGTGGAAGAATCTGGTAAAA